ACGAAAACGGAAACGAAAGAGGAGACTCCATTGACTTATCTCCAGCAAGTTATGAGTTAGATATTGCCGGAACTTTTGACTGGGAGAAGATTTTTGAAGAAGAAATACAGATGCAGGTATATGAGGAGGGTATGTATGACTAGCAGATTTTGTACATTATTTATTAAGGATAAGTATACAGGATGGATACATAAGGTTGGTGATAATCCACATGATAGTCTTTATGTAGATGAGAATGGCACTATTCATTATTCTAATCTTCAGAATGGTGATGGATGTATAGGTTATAAGAGCAAAGAAAATAAAACATTATCAGAAAAATATCCTGATCGTAACTGGGGAGAAAGGTCTGATGAATTTGTGTATGGTTATGAGTTTGTAACCTGCACACAGCAATGTGATATATGCAGAAGGAAAAAATGCTTATATGAATATGAAGGAGATTTTAAGGATGAATAATAAACAATGGCTTAAATTATTTAATGAAGAAAGAGATGCAGCTATAAAAACTCAGGATATAGTTCAATATAAAATGTTTTATTATAAATGGAAAGCAAGAAATATTTTTCTATTAGAACTTCCGTCTGATGAAATACTTGAAAAATTATTGAAAGGAGGAAACAATGAGCAAAGTTAAATATTATGATATTAAGTATGACCTTGCAGCTTATCCAGATGCCTGGTGTTATCTTATCTGGTCTAAGCGTGGTCCTGGTAAAACCTACAGTACTTTACGCTATTGCATAGAGAATAAAATTCTTTTCATATTTATTAAGCGTACAATAGAGGATGTAAAAATGCTCTGTGCGACTTCTAATAATAGGAAGAATATTGATTTTGATGTTTCTCCTTTTGTGCCACTCAATAGAGATTTTGGCTGGAATATTAAGCCGGTTAAAATAGAAAAAGGTATAGCAGGCTTTTATAACTGTAATGAAGATGGAGAGCCTGCAGGAAGTCCTATAGGATATTGTGTTGCATTATCAATAGCATCTGATATTAAAGGTTTTGATATGTCGGCCGTTGATATTATGATCTATGATGAATTTATACCTAAAATATATGAAAGAGTATCAAGGACTGAAGGAGATGCTCTTTTAGATATTTATATGACAGTCAGTAGAGACAGAATAGCAAGAGGCAGGGATGAGTTAAAACTAATATGCTTAGCAAATGCCACTTCTATTAATAATCCTGTATTTAATGTGCTGGAGGTAGTTGATGTAGCTGCCTGGATGAATGCAACAAATACAGAATTACAGTTCGATAATCAGCGTAAAATATTTCTTCATAAAGTTCCAGATCAGTTAGGAGCAATGCCTAAGAAAATGGGTATTGAGTCAGCCATGGAAGGAACAGCCTGGGCTGATATGTCTTTTGGTGGCTCTTTTGCTTATGATGATTTTTCAGGTGTATCACATGTAAGGCTTAAAAATTATCAACCTGTATGCAAAGTAATATATCAAAGAAAAGAGATATATTTTTATAGAAAAGATGGAGGATATTATGCAACTTACTCAGCGGGTAAGACAGATAATATTTATGATCTAAGTAGAGAGTCAGAACAGAGACGCTTCTTCTTTGATTATGTTGGTAAGTTCCGGGATGCCATAACAATGGATAAAATGAAGTTTGAGAAGTATACAATGTATGACCTGATATTTAATTATAAGAAGATTTTTAAAAATTTTTAAAAATTTTGGTATACCCACTTTACAAACAAATAAAACTTTGGTATACTTAATTTGTCATTAAGACAGAAGGAGGATAAGTTATATGGATATTCAATATTATTGGGATGTTGTTAATGGTGCTGAAAGTCTTGAAGAATTAAAAGTTGTTGAGAAAATTCTGGATAATTCAGATATTTCTAATGAAGATTATGATGATCTAATGGATGCTTTATCTTATAAAGTATTTGAAGCCTACAGAATGGACAGATATTAAAGGAGGATAAGTTATATGAATAAGTTAAAAATTATTAACTTGATTAAATATGTCTATACAGCATATGATCTGGATGTTGCACAGAAGGAAATCTTTATGTTCTTAAAGCGTTGTGAAGCCGTTGGACTTATAACAATGCTGGAGTATAGTGAGTTACTTGAATACTCTGAAGGTAAGTATAAGATGGGTAAAAACCTTGATGAGTATGAGGAGTGGTTAAAGAAGGAGGAGAAAGAAAATGACTAGAGAAGAGAAGAGACAGATTGAAAGAGAAGTTGCACTTGATAAGAAAGAAAGAATTGCTAAGATGATGAAACAGTTTGAAGCAAATGCCGAAAAGCAGGAGAATTACTACCAGCAAGATGGAGTTAAGAGCCATCTTTCAGCTGCTAAGCGTAATGCTGAACTTGCTGAGATATGCAAATATGCTTTACTTGGAATAAACTCAATAATATAACATAGAAGGAGTACTAATAATGGGACTTGTAGAAGATAAGGAAAAACAATTCAGTAAAGATATGGAAGATGCAGCTATTATGCTTGCGAGGTTTAAGCATCTGAATAAGTACGCACAATATAGCTTCATGGCTTGTGTGATAGATAATTATTGTGAACTTAACAACCTTAATTATAAGAAGGTACTACAAGAGTACAGCAAGGACAGAAAATATATGGATCAGTTTATTGAACTTTAAGGAAGGAGGTATATAATATGAAGAGATACATTATATGCTATCGGCATAGGCGTATGAATGCAAGAAGGTTAGAATTATGCCGGTTTAATGCTGAAGATAAAGAGAAGGCTCTTGAGCATTTTGTTAAATTCATCAAGAATGATGATGGATATGATTCAGGCCAGAAGAGTTATGAACTTCTAACAGGAGACTGGAAGGGCATAGCCACAATGGATAATAAGAGCTTTACATTATATTAATAGGAGGATAAAGAATATGAAAGCTACAATTTTTGCAAGAAAAGGAAAAACAAGGAAGGGCGTTGAGTTCTATAGCTACTTTACCAAGTTAACTAAGAAGGATGGAACTGAAGAGACTTTTACAGTTAAGATTAGAGAAGAGGACAGACCTAAGCCGGAAGATTGCCCTGTAAATATCATCTTTAATAAGGAAGATGCTAATATCTCAAGAAAGACTGAAGAAAATGAAGAGACTGGTAAAGTCTATGAGAGAAGAGAACTCTGGATTGATAAATATGAATTAGATCCTGAGAAGTACAGAGATAAGTCTCTTGACGATTTTGAGAATTAATGATAGTATATCTGATAAGGATGACATGAACTCCATTCTAACAAAGAAATTTATCACGCAAAACACAAAGCAGAGAAGAAGCAGGTTATATTGACTTGCTTCTTCTTTTTTCATATTATGAAGATATAGGAGGTACATATTATGAAGGTACATTTTTATTCAAATTTTACTAAGAGACCAAATTCAAGCAAGATACCCACTTCAGGTGCTGTTGAAATTGAATTGACTCTTAAAGAAGATACTTCTATTGAAAAGCCATCTTTTGTATTATCTGGGCAGAATTTTGATTATAATTATGCTTATGTTCCTACATGGAATAGATATTATTTTGTAAATAACATAACCAGTATATGTGATGGACTTTATCAGTTAGATCTGGCAGAAGATTATCTTGCATCCTGGAAGAGTCAGATACAAGCAACAGTTGCTCATATTGTTTATTCTACTACCGGCTATGATAAAGATATTATAGATCCAAGAATTTCACAATATATAACTAAACAATGGCAGACTGATGCTCAATCAGGTGGTGGTTTTGGTGGTGGTTGTTTTGTACTTAATACATTAAGTAAAGATAGCGGTAATGCAGGTTTTCAAAACTCATATCTTCTAAATGCAGGAGATATGCAAACACTTGCAAACTTTTTCCTTGACTTGGATGTTAACTCATGGATAGCACAGGCTGTATATAATCCTATGGATTGTATTGTTTCTTGTAAATGGTATCCGTTAGATTATAGTACAATAGTAAGTGCATGCTGTTCATCAGGTGCAGCTTATATAGGCTCACTTCCTATAGGGCAAAATCTTCCTATTATAACAACGCCTATTTATACTAATAGTGTTACATTCAATTTAACACCTAGATACAATGACTTCAGAAGATTATCAGCTAGTAATTATCAGATGTTTGTACCTTATGCTGGAGTGTTCCCTGTTGCTCAGGATGAAATTATTAAGTCTAATGGTGCTTTACAAGCTTCTTATTATATAGATCTTATTACAGGCTCAATGCTTATAGCAGAAATTGCTGGTGGTACATTATGTAATATGTTTGAAGTTGGTTTCGGTGTTGATTGTCCTCTTGCATCTGTTCAGGGAGGTAATATAGGTAACTTTGTTGAAAGTCTTGTAGGTGCAGCTACTGGCATAGGTGCTTCTCTTGCTGGTGGTAATATTGCCGGTGCTGTTGGCTCAGCAGCTGCCGGAATAGCAGGAGCAACTAAGGAAGCAATCACTCAGAGATATAGATCAAGAGGAACGCAAGGAAGCAGGGCTTATCTGTATCAAGGTAATTATTTTAGGCTTATAGAAGATGCCTGGGATACAGAAAACCCTAATAGTACTGATTATATTGCTAAGCAAGGCAGGCCAGTCTTTAAGACTCATGCAATATCTAACCACTCCGGCTATGTTCAATGTGAAGGTGCATCTGTTGAGATGGCAGGCTTAGAGAGTGAGAAGGAAAGAGTTAATAGTTACCTTAACTCAGGCTTTTATTTGGAATAAACTTATGATATACTTGTTATAGGTTACAAAAATTCTTTTTCTAAGATTTCATTTTGGGACTCCTTAAAGATTTTTACAAGGCACTTGTTAAGACAGGTGCCTTGGTTTTTGTTTAAGTATTGACTTATTCAGTCAATATGTTATATTTAAGGTAAGTAGGCTGTAGATAAGCCCCGGACTAAACTCGTAGGAGTGGGAAGCTTGCCCAGTCAGCAATCAATTATAGCCTACAATGGGATGCGACCAGAAGGGGCTAAGCACTTGGAGTTCGAATCTCCGGCATCCCTTACCATATTATATAAGGAGGATAAATATATGAGTAAACCACTTGAAGTTATTTCAGACCTTGCAGCTTTAGCAAGGCAGGGCTTTACAGCCACAGACATTAAAGAGATCATGGCTTCTAATGTAGAAGCTCCTAAGCCATCTGAGGAAGTGCCTGAGACAGAGCCGAAAGAGAGCCCACAGCCGGAAGCACAGAAAGAAGCTGAGCCGAAACCAGAAGAGCCTGATTATAAAAAGATGTTTGAAGAGTCTGAAGCAGCTAAGAAAAAACTGGAAGCAGATTTACTTAAAGCACAGACCTTAAACACTTCAAAACCTTTAACTGATATTCCAACTCAAACAGATCAGGAGAAGGTTAACAACTTATTAAAAGATTTATTATAATAGGAGGAAAATTAAATGGCAAGATCATTAACCCCAACAGATGCTTATGCTCTGATCAATTTAATGGTTAAAGAAGCTACAGGTCAGGATGCTACAATTCAGGCTGTAGATACTTCTTCTTTTGTTTCCGTTGGTGAAACATTACTTAGGACAGGTACAGAAAATACGCTTAATGCTATTAGTGTTGTACTTGGTAGAACTTTTGCAGCTGTCAGACCTTATAAGGCTAAGCTCATGATTATTAATGCACTTAATTCAGGACTTTATACTTCAAGAGTAAGAAAAATCTCTTACTACTCAAGAGAAGCTGAAGCATCAGGTGCTTTTAACACAAACCTTTACACTAACCATGCTATGGGCTTTGATAATGGTTCTAATCCTTCTGGAGGTACACCTCAGAGCCTTCCTACAATGTGGGAGCAGAATCAGCCTGTACCACTTGAGTTAAACTTTGCAGGTCGTTCAGTTTGGGATGACTCAACAACTGTATATGAAATTCAGTTACAGCAGGCCTTCAGAGATGAACAGTCTTTCATTGCTTTCATTGAAGGAATTATGGTAGAAAAAGGTAATGATATTGAGTCTCAGAAGGAAGCATTTAATAGAGCAACACTTCTTAACTATATGGCTGGTATCTATGATATGAACTCTGTAGCAGGTGGTGCTATTGACTTAGCTGCAGGCTTCAATGCTAAGTTTGGTACAGCATATACAAAAGCAGACCTTTTAACAACATACTTTAAGGACTTCCTTGAATATGTGGTCGCTACTATCAGACTTTTATCTGATACTCTTGAAAACAGATCTAAGAAGTATCACTGGTCTCCGACTAAGACTATTGGTGGTGTAAACTATACTCTTCTTAGACATACTCCAAAGGCTAAGCAGAGACTTATATTATATAAGCCATTTATCTATGATGCAGAAGCAAGAGTACTTCCTGAAATCTTTAATGATGAGTACTTGAAGCTTGAAAATTATGAAGGTGTAACATTCTGGCAGAATGAACTTAATCCATCAGCTATTTCTATTACACCGGCTATTCCTGATGTAAATTCACCAACAGCACAGATTGCAGGTACACCAGTTAGCCTTGAATATGTTGTAGGTGTTCTCTATGATGAGGATGCTTTAATGGTAGATTATCAGCTTGATGAGTCATACTCTACTCCAGTTGAAGCCAGAAAGAGATACAGAAATATGTGGTGGCACTTCTCCAAAAATGCTATCAATGACTTTACAGAGAATGGTATTCTTCTCTATATCGGTGCTGGTGGTAATGCTAAGACTTCTGTTAAGAAGAAGGAAGCATAATCATATAATTTATCCTTATTATATAGCCCTGGCTAGTCTGGGGCTATATTAATAAAGAAAGGAGAAGAACATGCTACAAGGTTATATACCTATGAACTATGATAAGATTAATAATCTTGCCGGCCATTATATGCCATCTCAGGTAAAGCCTTATAACAATTACCAGTATAAGTTATGGATGAGAGCACTCTTCCAGAGAGCATGCTCAACCATTGAGATAACACTTCCTGAAATATGGGATAAGCATTATGAGTTATTTTACTGGTGTTTATTTGCTTATGGTTTTGTTGGTATGGGTGATATGGCTGAAGTGGGTAAATGGTTTAACCCTGTTACTTTATCCGACTATAACTTTTACTATGAGCCTACAATGGCAATATTATCTAATCCGGCTCTAGAGTCTGATAGCGGTAGAGAACTTGAAATAGGTAAAGATTGTGAACTCTTAAAATTGAGCCCTGATTATATGGGTATTTATGATGTTATATCTTATTATGCAGAAAAGTTAGCCTGTTTGGATGTTGCTATTAATACAGCCATTATCAATACTAAGTTTGCTTATGTTATTGGTGCAAAAAATAAAGCTGCAGCTGAAGTTTTGAAGAAATTGTTTGATAAGGTCAATTCTGGAGAGCCTGCTGTATTTTTTGATAAACGCTTAGCAAATGATCCTAATGATAATGAAGAGCCATGGCAGGCACTTTTTAGAGATAATATAGCAGGCAATTATATAATTACAGACTTACTCAGAGACTTCCAAACTGTTATTAATGATTTTGATACAGAAGTTGGTATTCCAACTATACCTTATGAAAAGAAAGAAAGAATGGTAGTTGATGAAGCACAGTCTAAACAGATAGATGCACAGTCAAGAAGTATAATCTGGTTTGATGAACTTACAAGGACTGCTAAAGTTTGTAATAAGTTTATGGGCTTTAGTGGTGAGGATGAGATTAAAATCAAATTAAGATATTCTTTAGATCAGGAAGGAGGTACAGAAGATGGCACAGAGCAAGATAACTCTGATAGGCTTTTATAATTATTATAAGGCTGTAGATAAAGACCTCTTTGCTAACTTAACACTTCCAGCCGGAATAAGTAAGGATGATGTTGTAAACAATATACTTCTTAAGGGTGGTGAGTTTGAAGTATATTTCTCTAATCCTGAATTTTTAGAGAATATGATGATATTATGGTCTAATAAAAATAAATGGACTTTTGAAAAATGGATTAAGGCCATAAATATAGAATATGATCCTTTATATAATTATGATAGAATGGAAGAATATACTGATACTCACTCAGAAGGTGAGACAGTTAACAGGTCTCTTTCCAACGCTGAAGATATTACTAAAGGTGAGAATGTTACAGCAATGGATCATAGCAACAGTACAGGCAATGGACAGACAACAAATACTAAGAGTGCTTATGACTCTTCAACCTATACGCCACATGATAAGAGCAATAGTTCATCATCTGGAAGCAATACCTCTACAAGTAAAACTAATGTAGATGGTACACAACATAATAGTAGTACAGGCTCTGATAACAGTAATAAGTTAAGTAATGGCATTGTTGAGCATAAGGCTCATTTATATGGTAATATAGGTGTAACAACAAGCCAGCAGATGCTTAAGGATGAGTTGGAACTTGCTAAATGGAACTTATATGACCAGATAGCAGACTTATTTATTCAAGAGTTT